GCGCAACTGGGGTGTATTTGTACAGCCGGAAGCGGCGATGCCGGTTGAAACGTACATCATGAAGTACGGGGAAGACCCGGATGAAAACCTCGTCGGCCAAGATAATGAAGGTGATCAGTGGGCGATTGACCCTCGCTGTGACAATTATCAATACCTGTCTCCGAACAGCCCAGGCCAGTATTACAAGGAAACCCTGGAAGGTAAAACCAAGGATTTCATCCGAGTTTATCTTCAGTGTCGTTATGGGCGCAGCTTGGACGGGTTCCCGGTATATGAGAAGACATTCCTGCCAGAAATCCATATCTCTGAAAAACCTTTGTCGCCGATTGTGTCTACCACATACCCCATCACGATCGGGCTGGACTTCGGGCGCACCCCGAGCGCAATTTTCGGTCAAGTCGACCCTCGTGGAAGACTCCTCATTTTTTCCGAGCTAGTCAGCGAGAACATGGGCCTGGAGCGGTTCATCGAAACTAAATTACGACCGCATATTTTTGAGAAGTATCAACGTTGCGCTATTCGAGTCGCCCCTGACCCGGCAGGCGCTCAGAAAAGTCAGATCAATGAAATAAGCCCGTTTGATGTTTTGAAGAAGGCTGGCTTCACTATATCCAAGCCGCATACTAACTATGTCTCCCCGCGTATTGAAGCCGTTGAAGGGTGGTTGACCAAATTCATCGACGGAAAACCAGCGTTTATTGTTGATAGCGCCTGTCAAACCCTCATCAAGGGGTTTAAGTCGGGTTACCGTTGGAAAGCGAACAGGAAAGGCGAGCTTGACGGAAAGGAGCCGGAAAAGAATTCGTTCAGCCACCCGCATGACGCGATGCAGTATTTAGCGTTGATGGCAGGCGGTTCTGGCGCTTCGACTATGCAGAGGCAGGCAGCCGAGATAAAACCAGCTCCGCGTCGTTGGGGTTGTCGCTAAACGGCCATATGCGTACGCGTAAGTAGTTGCTATAATGAGGATACTTGTGCTATATCCGCCCAAACTGCTTACAGGTAACTTTCTATGCCAGGACTGAACATCAACGGAATTCTCCCGGTCAGAACGCTTTCTGACATGCTGGAGACAGAGCGCCGCGAGGCAGAGCAGCGCCAGCAGCAACCCATGATTCAGTCGCTGGCGTCGCACGTCCAGAAGTGCTGGGAGTCGGCACGAACGGCCAAGATGCAGACCGTCGAGCAGCGGATGCTGAAGAACCTGCGGCAACGCAGGGGCGAGTACGAGCCGGACTTGTTGGCTGACATCAAGGCGTCGGGCGGCGCTGAGATTTTCATGATGATTACCTCGACCAAATGTCGAGCTGCAAGCGCCTGGTTGCGCGACACCCTGATGGGGGCGCGGGATGAGAAACCGTGGACCATCGACCCGACGCCGATTCCTGACCTGCCGCCCAACCTGCGCGACGCAGTGTTCGAGGAAGCCAACCAGAAGGCCATGCAGATCGAGGCGATGAACGGGATGCCGTTGAGCCGCCAGGAAGCCTACGAACTGATCCAGCAGGTGAAGTCCCGCATGATGGTTGAAATGCGCGAAATGGCGAAAGAGGCTGCCGAGCGCATGGAGCTGAAGATGGAGGATCAGCTCACCGAAGGCGGGTTCCGCGAAGCGTTTGCGAACTTTATCGACGACCTGGTGACGTTCCCTAGCGCCATCATCAAAGGCCCGATCCTCCGCAAGAAGCCGCGCCTCGTGTGGAAGGAGGCCGTGGTCGGCCAGTTTGAACCCGTGGTGACCGACGAGATTGTGTCCACCTGGGAGCGCGTAGACCCGTTCAACTTGTACCCGGCTCCGAACAGCACGCACCCGAATGACGGCTTTTTGATTGAACGTCACCGCTTGACGCGGCAGTCCCTGAGCGAGCTGATTGGCGTTGAGGGTTACGACGACGGTGCGATCAAGGCTGTTCTGGATGAATACGGTCGCGGCGGATTGCGCGACTGGCTGTACATCGACTCGGCCAAGGCCAGTGCTGAAGGCAAGTCCATCTCGGCGATTCAATCCAACCCGGAAACAGAGATCGACGCACTCCAGTTCTGGGGGGCTGTACAGGGCAAGATGCTCATTGAGTTCGGCATGGATGCCGAGGAAAACAACATCGACCCGATCAAGGAGTACCACTGCGAAGTGTGGAAAATTGGTCGGTGGGTGATCAAAGCGATTCTTAACTACGACCCGTTCCACCGCAAGCCGTACTTCAAGGCGTCGTTTGAGGAAATCCCCGGTTCGTTCTGGGGCAACGCGCCACCGGACTTGATGCGCGACTGTCAGGCAATGTGTAACTACGCCGCTCGCGCTATCGCGGATAACATGGGTATCGCCTCCGGCCCGCAGGTGGGGTACAACATCGACCGTTTGCCGCCCGGTGCCGACTTGACGCAGCTCTACCCGTGGAAGACCTGGCAGTTCAGTTCAGACCCGATGGGATCGAATTCCCCGGCGATCGAATTCTTCCAGCCGCAGAGTATTTCCGGTGAGCTGATGCAGATTTTCGACAAGTTCTCGACGCGGGCCGACGAGGATACAGGCATCCCGCGCTACATCACGGGTGACAACGCTGGTATCGGCGGAGCGGGGCGAACGGCGTCCGGTATGTCCATGCTGATGGGCAACGCGGGCAAGACGATCAAACAGGTTATTTTCAACATTGATACCCACGTCCTTCAACCGCTGATCGAGCGCCTGTACATGCACAACATGATGCACGCTGAAGACCCGGACCTGAAGGGTGATGTGAACATCGCAGCTCGCGGTGCAAACAGCCTGGTCGTCAAGGATGCAGCCCAGACCCGTCGTAACGAGTTCCTGCAAGTCGCCCTGAACAGTCCGGTCGCCCAGGCGATTATCGGGCAGGAGGGGATTGCCGCGTTGCTGCACGAGCAGGCAAAAACGCTAGACATGGATGCTGACGAGATCGTCCCGTCCGGCGAAGCCATGAAGCTCAAGCAGTTCCAGGACATGATGGCTCAGGCGATGAACCCGCAACCACCGATGGCTGAAGCTGGCCAACCCGGAGAAGGCGGTCGCCGTCGAGCCAATCCACAGCAGAACAAGCAGCAGCTCATGACCGGAGAGCCGATTACTGACACGATGGGGGCACCGACGCGATGAAAGCAGCCGTAGAAATTGTATCCACGCTTTTCTTGTCTCGTGAACAGGCGCACCGCGCACACTTGCGAACGAAATCCTACGCACAACATGTCGCACTAGGCGAGTTCTACGAGGCGGTTGTCGACCTTGCGGATAGTTTTGCTGAAGTGGCGCAGGGCACCTACGGGCTTCTTCCGGAAATCCCGTTCAAGACACCGACAAAAGGTGCGATTGCCAACGTACTGGAAGCCCACCTGGAGTGCATTGAGGACTGCAAAAGCGAGTTCAAGAACGCCTGCGACGGCCCATTGTTGAACCTGATTGATGAAATCGGTGCGCTGTACGCGAAAACTTTGTACAAACTACGTCACCTCGCTTGACAACATGCTTACGTGTAAGTATGTTAATGGCAGCATAAGGACTTTTTATGGCGGTCGATAAGGCGCTCGTTGCAAACCTCCTGCACATCAACGGACTGGACGAATACAAACCGTTCCGCGATTGGCTCAAGGAAAAGCGTGAATTCTGGCGCGACGCAACGGAAGCGCAGCAAGACACCGCGCTGTACCGCGCCCAAGGTCGGGCGCAGATGTTGAAAGAGATTTTGGAATTGCTGGCCCAAGCACCGTCTTTGGCCGACAAGTACCGGGGGTAACCCCATTTTTAACTGTGAGTAGTAGCCCGTATCGTGGAACGAACCCTAGCAGAAGCTAACTCGTAAGCACGTAGTCGGCACGAAAAGGAGACTTTTGTGAGTGCATTGCCCAAAGCAGTACAGGCCCAACTAGACCAAGCTGAAGCGATTCAGGCGCACCTCGCCGGAACGGCTCCCGAAGCAGGGAACCCCGCGCCGGAAAGTGTCGTTGAACAGCCAGCCGAGCAGGTGGTGCCGACTGAAGTGCAAGAAACTCAGGTGACGCAGCACGCGCCGTCTGTGGATTGGGAACAGCGTTTCCGCGTTCTGGAAGGTAAATACAAGGCCGAGTTGCCTCGCCTCCATGAACAGAACCGCGAGTTGTCCGAACGCTTGGAACAAGCCATCAAAACGATGGAAGCCAAGCCGGAACCCGCCCTGCAAGACAGCAAGCTCGTCACAGATGCCGACGTTGAGGCGTATGGCGCAGATTTGGTGGACATGGTTCGCCGCGCATCCCGCGAGGAATTCGATGCGCTGGCAAAGAAGCTGGTAGCAGAACTCGACAAGCGTTTTGGTCAGGTAGCCGAGAAGGTCGCCAAGACTGAAGAACGTGTTGTCAAGTCGGATACGGACAAGTTCTGGGATGAGGTCTACAAGGCCCATGCCGATTTTGATGCCGTCAACTCCGACGAACGGTGGTTCGCTTTTTTGGACGCCCGCATTCCTGGGACTCGCTTGACTCGCCGCGCAACGGCGGAACAAGCCCTGAGCACACTGGACTCGGCGTCGATCAATGAACTGCTGGCCTTGTTCAAGGCATCTGTGGCACCCGCTGAAGAACCCGTTAAAGCCAAGTCGAAGCAAAACCTCAACGCTCAAGTACCTCCGAGCAGCAGCAAGGCAAGCTCTCCGTCAGAACCGGCTCAAAAGGTCTGGACTGGTGCGGAATATGCCGCTGCGCTTGACCATCGCAATTTGCAACGTATGTCTCGCGAAGACTACGAGCGCGGTGTGGCTGAGGCTGAACAAGCCCTGGCCGAAGGTCGAGTGCAGTTTTGATGCTGACCGGGGGCGATGACCGACGTTTTTACATGTAATTAGGAGAACCCTATGGCTTCCGTTACCGCATCTACCCCCCTGATTGGCGCAACTGGCGCGTTTGCTGGCGTCAATGTGTCCGGTTCGTTCATTCCGACCCTGTGGTCGGCCAAGCTGAACCAAAAGTTCTACAAGTCCACCGTCTTCGGTGAAATCGCCAACACCTCGTATGAAGGCGAAATCTCCGGCCTGGGCGACAAGGTTGTTATCAACAACCGTCCGGACATCACCATTTCGGATTACCAGGTCGGCACCTCGCTGTCCTACCAGGTTCCGGCTCCGTCTACTGTCGAGCTGCCGATCGACCGCGCCAAGTATTTCGCCTTCCAGGTGAACGACGTGGTTGAGCATCAATCCCAGCCGAAGCTGATGGACATGTTCAGCGACGACGCTGCCATGCAGATGAAGATCGCGATCGACACCTCCGTCCTACTCGGTACGGCCACCAAGCAAGGTATCTGGAACGACGTTCCGGCTGCCAACCAAGGTGCCACCGCTGGCGCGATTTCCGGTGGTTACAACCTGGGTACGGCTACCGCGCCGGTCACCCTGACCGCCAACAACGTCCTGGCCACCCTGACCGCCCTCGCTGGCGTGCTGGATGAGCAGAACATTCCGGAAACCGAACGCTGGTTGCTGATCGACCCGCTGACCCGTCAAATCCTGATGCAGTCGAACCTGGCGCAAGCCCAGTTCATGGGCGATGACAAGTCGATGGTTCGCAACGGCAAGATCGGCATGATCGACCGCTTCACCGTCTACGTGACCAACAACCTGCCGAAGGCTGCTGCCACCCAGGACTACTTCGGTGCGGCTGCTGCCGGTACTGCCAAGCGTCGCCTGATCATGGCTGGCCACAAGTCTGCCGTAACCTTCGCCTCGCAGATGACCAAGATGGAAACCGTGCGTAACCCGTCCGATTTCGGCGATTATGTTCGTGGCCTGAACGTGTACGGCTACAAGACCATCATCCCGACCGGCCTGGCCTCTGCTCTGGTTGCCTAAGTAACACCGGGGGCTTCGGCCCCCGTTTTCCATTTCTAGGAGATTTTCGTGCAAGAACGCATTGACGCACTACTCGCCGCTGGCGCACAGAACGTGTGGCCGAAGTTTACTTTCTACATTCAGCGTACTGAAGACAAACCGGCGCAGCACCAAGTGGTTGCCGAAGTTATGGACGGTGTGCTCGTTCTCACGGATGCGGGTCACGCCCTGCTGAAATCTGCTAAGAAAGAGGGCAACATCGTTGATGTCGAAGTGGTGTCCGAGAAGCGCAAGACTCGCGCTCCGAAGAAGGAAAAAGTCGTCGAAGATTCGAACGAAATTCTTGACGATCTTGACTTGATCGAGTAACTACTTACGCGTAAGCATGTTAGAATCGCGAAAACGGCTTACGCGCAAACCGACATGAAACAGGTCTTCAAAGTAGTTAGAGAACCGACGATCAGGAACCCGAACGGTGAAAACTACACCCTCGGGCGCATGTACATCGACAACGTGTTCTTTTGCCACACCTGCGAGGACGAAGACCGATTCCTTGAAGGCGGTGTAACGGAGAAAGTCTATGGGCGCACAGCTATCCCTCGTGGCAAATACCGGCTCACTACATCGTTCTCTAACCGATTTCAACGCGTACTCCCTCTGGTTGTCGATGTTCCAGGCTTTACCGGCATCCGAATTCATGGCGGAAACCGCGCTGAAGACTCATCTGGCTGCGTTCTCGTTGGGAAAGTGCGCACTTCAAGTGGCATTGCTCAATGCGCGGATATGGTCAAGCGGGTTATCGACCAAATAGACGACGCTGCCGAGCTAGGGATTGAGTCCTGGCTGGAGATAGCCTGATGGCACTTGATCCTGTTACAGCCGCGTTTGAAGTCGGTGGAAAGTTAATCGACAAGTTCTGGCCGGATGCGTCCGAGGCTGAGAAGACCAAGCAGCAGCAATTCCTGGCTGTTTTCGTTGCCCAGGCCGACATCGTGAAGACCGAAGCCGCAAGCAATCACTGGCTTGCCGCGAACTGGCGTCCTTTGCTCATGCTGACCTTCGGCGGATTGATCGTTGCTCGTTGGTTCGGCTGGGCCGCTCCCTACTTGTCGGAAGCGGAATATCTGAAACTCTGGAGCATTGTCGAGTTTGGCCTTGGCGGGTACGTCGTTGGTCGCTCGGTTGAAAAGATCGCTCCGACCATTGCAGGGGCTTTCAACAAATGAGCGCAGAGAAATCCACCTTCGCCGCCTATTCCGCATCCGGCTCACTGACGGTATTCGGCGTGCTGATGAATGACCTGGCGCTGATCGTCGGCATGTTGTTCGCCCTGCTGACCTTTGTTCTCAACTGGTACTACAAGCACCAGGAACTGAAGACCATCGAGCGCCGGGTGAGTGCGATGAAAGTTCAGACTGAGGCGGCAAGCAATGACTGACACCGTACAAATCCCGACGGGCATCACGGTTGAGCAGGCGTTCAACTACTTGTTCCACCACATTGAGCAGGGTCGCGAGAAGCAAATCCTGACGCTCGACCAGCGCGGCCTCGGCTACTTCCGGCCCGGTATCCATACCGATGTGCAGATTGGCCTGCCGCCGCGTGAAGAGTCCCATGGTGACGGGCGTGTTTATCTAAGGGCGGTATTCTGATGGCGGCTGACAAAGACATTACGATTCTGCAAGGCTCGGCGTTCAACATCCCGGTACGCTGGATGGATGGCGACCGGATCATTCGCAAGCCGATTACCGGGATCAGCATTGCTTCGGGTGCGCCACGATTGGACGTTGCAGGGCATGGCTGCCCGAACGGCTGGCCTTCGGCGGTTACGCTGGTCAAGGGCATGACCCAGATCAACGCCAAGAACGCGGACCCCAAGGGCGCGGACT